AAAAGCCGATAACGACGAGCAACAAGATATGGCGGAAGCGATGTCCGCGAAGATGAAGGAAGCAGAGAGGGAGTCCGGCGCTGACAGGGCTTGTTCGGATGCTTATGCAGGACAGCTTAAAACAGGATTGGCGTGGGTCGAGGTGTCAAGAGAGCTTGACCCGTTCCGCTATCCCTACTTGGTATCAGCGGTAAACCGGAAAGAGATTTTCTGGGACTGGCGCTCGAAGAAACCTGATTTGTCTGACGCCCGTTACCTGGTTCGTAAACGCTGGCAGGATGCCGACATTCTCGAACTGATGTTCCCAGATGACAAGGAGTTGATCGAGCAGGTTGGGTTCTCAAGAGCTAATTGGGACACGCCGATCAGCGATATCACGGCGTTGCAGGGGCGCACATGGTTGCACGAACAAGCTTCAAGTCTTCCTGAGTCGGAGTGGAGAGACACGACAAGAAAAAGACTGTGCCTGTATGAAGTCTGGTATCGGCTGTGGCAAAGGGGTTTCGTGATTCGCACCCCAGACGGTCGCACCGTTGAAGTCGATTTGAACAATACGAGACATGCGGAAGCGGTGGCAGCGGGTGTAGTAGAACCTGTACCAGCTATTTTCCCGAAGATGCGTCTGTCGTGGTGGGTAGGGCCTCACCGTATCGCTGATCTTCCAACTCCATACCGTCACGGGAACTTTCCGTATATCCCGTTTTGGGGTTATCGCGAGGACTTGACTCAAATACCCTACGGCTTGATCCGTTCGATGAGAAGTCCGCAGGACGAGATCAACGCGCGGCTCTCAAAGATGATGTGGCTGATGTCAGCTAAACGCACGACGATGGACGCTTCTCAGGTCGATGACGTTGACGAATTCAGACGTGAAGTAGCAAGACCTGACGCTGTGCTTATCCTGTCAGCACGCAGGAAGAGTGAATCTGCTGGTGGGATATTCAAAGTCGATGACCAGATGGAACTGTCGAAGCAACAGTTCATGGTCATGCAAGACGCCATGGAAGCCATTCAAAAGACCGCTGGTGTCTATCAGGCGATGCTTGGAGAAAAACAGGGACAGGTTTCATCCGGCATAGCGATCAACAGCCTTGTTGAACAGGGAACCACGACTTTAGCCGAGATCAACGACAACTATCGCTTTGGTAGACGTGGAGTAGGACAAGCTCTAGCCGAATTGCTGATCGAGGACATGGGTTCACAACCCCAGGTCGTGAACGTGGATGCAAAGTTTGGAACGAAGAAGCGGCAGATCATCCTGAATAACCCGACTACCAAGAACGGCATTCAGGTTCTGGACAACGACATTCAGAGAACGATGATCAAGGTGGCGCTTGAGGATGTTCCTAGTACCCCGACTTACCGGGCGCAACAGCTACTCATGTTGAGTGAGATGACCAAGGCAATGCCGCCGCAGATTCAAGCGTTCGTCGTGCCATTCATTCTTGAGGCCAGTGAAATGCCTCACCGTAGAGAAATAGCGGATCAGGTAAGGAAAGCTCTCGGTATTGAATCCGGAGATCAGGAGCAGACGTTCACGAAGGATCAGGTTCAACAAATTGTTCAACAAGAGATCGAGAAGTTTGTCCAACAGTCAGAGATTGGCCTGAAGCAGAAAGAAGTTGATATCAAGGCGGCCGGATTGACGCTTGCCGAGAAGGACAGCGAAACGAAACGCTTGTTAGCTGACGCCAAGGTGAAGAAAGACGTGGCCGACACTGATCTGAAAGTCTTGGACACGTTGCTTGCTCATGATGCAGCTTTGGATCAGAACAGAGGGAAGCAGATTTCTAATGAGTTGGCGGCGTGATGGGTGCTGTCGTCAAGTTTAATCCAGTTGTTGTTGGCGACGGATTCAGGTTTGACCCAGATCAGATATTGGAAGCGGCCAAGGGAAAAGGCTTCGTCAATCTGGTGATCGTAGGAGAACTGCCAGATGGCGGTGACCTGTGGGTGAGCGGTATGGCCAACGCTGGCGAGAGCCTGATAATGATCGAGCGGGCGAAACTGCAAATCATAAAATAGGGAGCCAGATTGCAAGCGAACTTGCAGCGCAAGGAAGCCCGCAGGGACAAGGACGTTTATTACTACGACTGTAGGGTAGAGGCTATCTACAGACCGTTCTACGGGTTCGACATCGAGTTTGACGCCCACTACCAAGCGGTTAAGCCTTACACGGATATGTCAATCGAAAGGCTGTGGACGATCTATCTCATGGCCAAGCAGTCAATGAACATCCTTGGATGTTTCATGGAGTGCGGAGTTTTTAGGGGTGGAAGTGCCGCGCTGATTGCGAACGTGGTCAACAACAGAAAGCCGTTGCATCTGTTCGACACGTTTTCAGGTATGCCAGAGTGCGATTCGATTCGTGACGATCACGAGGCCGGAGACTTTTCGGAAGTCTCGATTGAACAGGTAAGGAAGGTTGTCGGGCATCAGGGCAGCGTTGATTTCCATCAGGGCTGGATTCCAGATACGTTTGTCGGCAAAGAAGCGGCAAGGATAGCTTTTGCCCACATCGACGTTGACATTTACCGGTCAATGAAAGACTGCCTGGAGTTTATCTACCCGAGAATGACTGTAGGTGGAGTGATAGTGCTGGACGACTACGGACAGTTTACGTGCAGGGGCGCAAGGGATGCGATTGACGAATACTTCGAGGACAAGAGATCAGTCCCGATGCCGCTGATGAGCAAGCAGGCTTTGGTGTTCAAGATATGAGTGCGATCACCCATTCATCTGGTACACCGTCGTTCATGGCCCCGGCGCCGTCGTTCAGTTTTTTCGAGCAGGCGATTCAAGGGCAACTTGTAAACTTTGATGTATTCGATGAATTAGGCGGCGGTTGGTATCAATACCGAAGCGTTCAGATTGAACTCTACGCGCCGGGATGGATTGGCGGGTATGACGACGACGATGTAGCGCACGCCGTCATCATGGCCAGAAAAGTTCCATATCAATTTGCGGGAGTGCGTTGGTGACTGATTTTGCTGCGGCTGTTAAATTCGACTTGCTCCCATTCATAAATGGAGAGGGCCTTGATATCGGATGTGGAGATTTCAGGCCATGGGATTGGCCGGTAGGCATAGATATAAAGGCCGGCACTACGGCGCGCGGCCCGAATCAGATACGTGATGCCCGACAACTTGACGGATACTTTGCAGCAGAATCTCAAGACTTCATATTTTCGAGCTACCTGCTGAACGAGCTTGAAGAGTGGTCCTCGGTACTGTCGGGCTGGTGGAAGCTCATCAAGCCGAACGGTTACCTGATTTTGTTTATGCCGCTCGTCGAAGCAGCGGCGGCAGATGGAGACAAGCCTGCCGTCAAAGCATGCACGCCGCAGATGGTTGTCGATGCGATGGCGGGTTGTAGACCGTGGCAGTTTGTCGAAGCAAAGGTAAGCGCAGGATCATTTTTCCATGTGTACCGCAAATGCGATACGCCGACCGTGCTTGAGGTTCCAGACCCGGAGAAAATCTGCGCGGTGCTGAAATTAGGCGCGCATGGTGATGCGTTGTGGGCGTCCAGTGTGTTACCCCATCTGAAAGAACAGGGGTATTACACGATTCTCTACACGCAGGACACGGGCGAAGAAGTGTTGAGACACGATCCTCATATCGACAGGCTGATCAAGTTTGAAAGTCGTGTCCCTATGGGGGAATTGGGAAACCTGTTCGCGTGGCTGGAAAAGAAGTACCACAATTCGAGGATTCTGGTCGAATGCGTTGAAGGAACTCTTCTACCAAGTCCGCAGAAAATTCAGTATTGGTTCCCGCCCGACATGCGCGACATGTTGATGAACTTCAACTACGTCGAAATGCACCATCGCCGGGCTTTGGTACCCTTGGAACCACGGGTAAAGTTCTACCCGAACGAGGAAGAAAAGCGTTGGGCGAACAAGATGCGCTCTGAAATGACGGAACGGGTTGTCGTGGTTGTTCCAAATGGTTCCAGCGTGTCGAAGATGTGGCCTTACACGGCGGAATTCTGCGAACGGCTGTTGAAGCGCAAGGACGTGACGGTCGTAATGCTTGGTGATGAACGGGGAATGGACTTTTCTGCCTTGGACGATCACAAGCGTTTCAGGAAGATCGGCATGAGTTGGAATATCAGGCAAGCTATGACGTTTGTCCAACTGGCTGATGTGGTGATGGGGCAGGAGACTGGGTTACTCAATGCGGTATCGCACGAACCCGCTGTGCATAAAATCGTGTTGCTCAGTCATTCGTCGGAACAAAATCTTACCCGTGACTGGCCGAACACTGTAGCGATCAGGACATACCCGGAATGCGCTGGAAAGTCGGGATGTCACCGGCTCCAATACGATTGGAGCACTTGCAACAAGGATGAGGCGACCGGTGCTGCCAAGTGTCAGGCGATGATACCGTGCGATCAGGTGCTGGATTACGTCAACACGGCGTTGGATGTGAATACCGAGCCAGAAATCGTGGCTCCAGAACAGCAGCGGTTACACGCTGTAGGATAGATATCGCGGATTGGCGCAGCAGTAGCGCGGGTGGCTCATAACCATCAGGTCATCGGTGCAATTCCGATATCCGCAACCAATTTTCGCAGGACCAGGCGATAGGTCAACAGGTAGCCGCATATAGCGGCTTTTTTTACGGGCTTTTCCCAAGGAGAAAACTATGAGCTTAGGCCCGGACACAATCCCTACCGTCTTCGATCTACTCGATGGCGAGGGGACCTCGACTGGCACTCGTGCCGGTCTGGCAATGGGGCTTCCGCCCGGTCGAAAGGCAGTTCAAATCTCGGTGGTCACGTCAGCAACGCAGACCATTCAAGTGCAGAACTCGCTCGACAAGACCAACTGGTTCAACGTGATTCTCGCGACGAACACCAGTCTGTTGGCGGAAGTCGATTCGGTGGTCCCGTTCTGGAGAGTGAACATCTCAGTTCATGCAACCAGCGGAACCGGAGCGTCAGCGGCTACGGTAGCGCAAATCGCTCAACTGGTGTAGGGGGCCGATATGGCGACAGTCAAATTGGTTTCCTATGAGGAACAGAACGCCAATCGTATCGCAGGCGTGCAGGTGGATACCGCCATTTACGTGGGAACGGGGTCCGGCGCGACTGGGATGCCAGTGTTGAAAGTTGGCGTCAATCCTCCCGTCTATGTGCTGGAAGGCACGCAGACAGCCGCTTCGGTAAAGGTGTGCATGAGCAACGAAAACGCCTACCACGGTGCAACACAGCGAATCGTTATCGGAACGGGGGCTGCTACTACCTCCATCGTTTCGGTCGTAACGGGTTCGCAGGCAGGGCCGACCATCAACACCATTACCAGTGGTGTGGGTCGTGAAGCAACTGTCGTTTTCGACGGCATAGCAAAGACTTGGCGGTAATTCGATTTGCCCGCGACAAGGGCTAACTTCGCATCCAATGCGACAAATGGAGAATCCAGCATGAGCAAGAACCTTCAGTATTACCTCGACCATACCGACGAAATGCCGACAGATCCAGCTGAAATCGAAAGGCTGGCCAATGAACATTTGGCACAAGCTAACGAAGCTGGAACCGAGGAATTGACGGTAGACAAGTTCGTCCCACCGGACGACAAGGACGACAAAAAAGGCGTTTCGTCCGACGCGAAGGTCGAAGCGAAAGATGACAAGGCAGACGAGCAGGCTGAGGCGGAAGCGAAAGCCGTAGCCGATGCGCTGGCCGCGGACACAGCGAAAAAGGCTGATGACGCGGCGAAGGCTGAACTCCCAAAAGAGGAAAAGCCCGAAGGAATACTCGCAAAAGACGGCAAGAATGTCATTCCGTATTCTCAACTTGAAACCGCGCGTGCCAGAGCAACGGCGGCGGAAGCTCTTGCGAAAGAGCAGGCGGCTGAAATCGAACGCCTGAAGGCTGAGAAGTTACCGAAGGAAGATGTTGCGACGCTGACGAACGAGGAACTGGACACGCTTGAAGCTGACTCGCCGACGCTGGCGAAGACGCTGAGAGCGCAACAGGCTTCTATTCAGAAGCTGACTGAACAACTTCAAGCGGTGGCGGAGCGGCAGGAAGATCAAGCCGTGATTCAAGAGACTGAAGTCAAGTCAGAGATTCAATCTGCGATTGATGCGAATCCAACGCTTGCCGAATGGCAGACAGCGGAAGACCAGACGTTGTGGAATGAAGCCTCAAGATTCGACAAGGTTTTGCGGGAAAGCCCTGCGTATGCCAACAAATCATTCGCTGAACGGTTTACGAAGGTCGTGGAGTTGACGCAATCCGCTTTAGGGATTGTGGTTGAAACTACAAAGACGGAAGTAGAACTTCCGAAGCTCACGCCGGAGCAAATCAAGGCGGCGGCACAGGCCAAACTGAAGGGTAAGACCTCGGTGCCGGTGTCGTCATCGCAAATTCCGGGTGGTGCGCCTCCAGCCGTTGACGAGCGCGAGCGCGTCGAACAGATGTCGGTGCATGAGCTTGGCAACAAGTTCATGAACATGACGCCTGAACAGATGGAAGCGTATCTCACTACGTTATAACCAATAAGGAGCCACTCATGGCTACTACCAATATCCCCTATGGGTCAGCACTGGCCCGCAAGGTATTTGGTGCCGCCTTGTTTGCCGCCGTTCAAGTCAAGCCGGGTTTCATGAACCTGTTGACAGGACCGGCGCCCAAACAAGCCGAGGCGGAGTCGAAGCTGAAAGGCCAGACTTCCGCCGATTACCCGATCGTTCGTGTAACAGACCTGTCAAAAGGTGCTGGCGCGAGCGTGTCGGTGGACTTGTTCAACAATCTGAACGGCAAACCTACGATGGGTGACAAGCGCATCGCTGGCCGTCTGATGGGGTTGGATTACTCGTCGATGGACGTGCAGATCAATCAGTATCGCGGTGGAGCGGACGCAGGTGGAAGGATTTATTGCTAAGTCCCCCGCTACGGAAACGTAGTGGTGTAAACTAGGTGAATTGCTGGGAAACCCTTAGAGCCTTAAGTGCTACAGCGTGGTCTGTAAAGACGTGCGCGAATGCTTGAAAAACTTAGGATTGGGCAATCAGCAGGGAAGCCTCAAGAAATGCAACAGGTAGAATTACATGGCATCCATCGAAGTTATTCGAGGGGATGCAGGTGTGACGAATGTCGCGAAGGTGAGCGGCAATATCGCTCACACCTAAGGCTGATAACTGATTTCGACGCCCCGGAGTACAATCACGGGGAACGACGCGGTTATCGGATGGGTTGTAGATGTGACGCTTGCAGAGAAGCAAACAATGCATACGACAAGTCGCTTACCGAACGGCGCGACTTGACGGCTCCCGACTTTCCTCATGGAACCAGTGTTGGGGTTAGGCGCGGGTGCAGATGCAATGTTTGTCTTGATGCAAAACGCAAGACCGAACGAGACAGGAAGCGGAATAGACGTGCTTCAGACTCAGAGTATGCGGATAGATTGCGCGCTCAGGGTCGCAAAAACATGTCGAAACCGAGGGCCAAAAAACTACACGTGGCGGCAGTAACAAAGCGCAATGTTTTAAAGCGTGCCACCATCGTAGACGAGGCGCTGATAAAGCGAATCTATTTGGCTACTCCTGAAGGCTATACGGTCGATCACATCAAGCCGCTCGCAAGAGGCGGCGCACACAGCCCTGAGAATTTGCAGTATCTACCTGGTGCCATTAATACCGCAAAACATGCGCGGATTGATTACGATGTTTCAAAACATGTAATCAGATGGCAGGACGTTCTTGAGGAACCTTCAACGACTATCCCGCAAGGGAGTAGGCTGCAAGTGCAGCCGAAGTGCCTAGCCCCTGAAATGGGGATGATATAGTCTGTTCTAGGGCGAAATCCCTAGCAGCGAAAGCGGGTTGGAAGTAACGAATCCAACCGAACAAAAAGGACGCAACAACGCACCGTCTGGAATCTTCGCGGTATTGCGATGGCAAGCCTTGCGAACTGGTCGGGCCGTCTTGAGGATCAACTGGCGCTGGTGCATCTTGCTGGAGCCCGTGGTACTCAGAACAATTCCGACTGGGTTATCCCGCTGGCATCAGACTCCGATTTCGCGACCATCATGGTCAATTCGGTTGTCGCACCAACGGCAAACCGCAAGTTCTACGCCAACGACGCGACTCTCCCGAGCAATCTGGACACGAGCGACATTCTGACCTTGACCGACTTTGACCGCATCGCGAGCGTATTGAAAGACGCGCTTGTGCCTATGCAGTCGATCCAGATCAAGGGCGACGTGTATGCGTGGAACGATCCGCTGTGGGTGGCGTTCGTCACGAACCGGCAATGGCTGTATCTGCAAACCCGGACTGGTGAAAAAGGCTGGCGCTCATTCCTGCAAAACGCTTATGAACGGCGTGCGAAC